CATTCATTGTCACTTCAATCTCAGTGTCAGAAGCTGGAACAGGCGTATCGGGATTGTACCGCGACCAGCCATTTGTTTCATCAAATACAGCTTCAAGTTCCATAGTAGCGATTTTCCTACCGTGTATTGAATGCTCAAGATAAATCAGTGACATCAGTGTTTTCCTGTTTCAATTGCTCAAGCCAGTATCCGCAGTCTTGTAACGCACCGAGCGTTGCGTCCAAATCGGAACGCAAACGCTCGGCTTGTTTTTGCAGACTTTGCACCCGATCCATAATCACTTCACGGGTGATCATCTTTAGGCAGCAATAGCAGCAGTCACATACAGCGGCAGATAGCGAATGCCATCAGGCGTAAGGACCTTAAGAGCTTGAACTGGACGGATTGTTGCACCGGATGTCGTGTCTTGTAGAAGTTTACCCGAACCTTTACTCACACCAGCCAGATTGAACAAAGTACCGCTTGTGTCAAATGTTGCTTTGTCAGCGCCATAAGAGCTCAAGTAGAGGAACGATGTATTTGTACCAGTAACAGCGCCGCTAGGCATACCAACTTCAGCTTCAATTGCAGCGTAGGTTCCTTGTGTGCAACCAGCAGACAAGACGACTTCGCCAACCGTACCCGAGGCCAAGCCAGTTACGCGCCCACTTGCACCAAATGCCAAGTAGCCATACAGACCGTTAGCGTATGCGCCCAATGCAACATTTGCTTCCAAGTCCGATTTGCTTGCCCAGCCCACGCCACCAGCACCTGTCATGGTGAGTGTGGTTGTAGATGCAGCAGCATCGCTACTACCAGTAGTGGCGTTTGTCACAGCAATGTTAGACACTGCACTAGACGTTACCGTACCAGTAATAGTTGAGTTGTTGATAACCGCACCGTCTAGATACGGGTCTTCGTACGCAACACCAATAGGTTTTGTATTCGTAGCCATGATTTTCCTTTAAAAACAGGGGCCGAAGCCCCCGTTAGGTTTAAGCAATACGATAGCAGGTGTAAGTGCCATCACCCGTCTTGCGAGCGCGGAAGTACGCACCAATGCCAGAAGCAGGAGTAGCGCCAGAGCCAACCAAAGTCCAGCCAGTGTTGACGGTCACAGTAGCCACACCAGAACTGGTGGAGATAACGAAGAAGTCAAACGTGCTGCCAACTTTAGCGCTGCTGATGCGATCATCAACGCCGCCCACGCCAGCCACCAGCGGAAGCTGGAAGTTGTTGGCGTTAGTTTGTGTATACACAATCAAGCCACCTTCGAGTTCGGCCACGGTCAGGACAACGCCTGCGTTAGCTGTGTAAGTCGAGGGTGCTGGGCTGTAACCCAGGGTAGTTTCGTTCAGGTTGCCGTCACCGAGTTGGTAACCGCCTGCGCCATTAGGGAGTGCCATGATAATTTCCTTAAAAAGAATGATTTACGAAGAAAGGGGCCGAAGCCCCATTCAATTTAGCCCCAGATGCGGGAAGCCATTTGTGGACGAATGACGGCGCTGCCGAACAAGACATCAATCCGGCATGGCATGCGGTCATTATTAATGTCATATTGACGAACAATACGCAAACTAATACCATTATGCACAGCACGAGCAGCCATGTCGACACCTTGTGGGAGCAACAGGTCAGCAGTGGCAAACGTAATGGCGTCCTTGTGGTACACCAAGTTCTGTGCGTACTGGCTAGAGGCAGCACCGAGGAACGTAACCACACCACCAGTAGCGGGCAGAACGTTCATGGTAGCCAGAGCGTGAGAAGCAGAGTACATGGGGTACACGGTCACAGTCCAAGTGCCGGACGAAGCGGTAGCGTCAGCCAGGGCAACGAACTGATACAGAGAACCAGTAGACTCACGAGTCTGAGGATTCACTGCGTAGCAAGTTGACACGGTAAACACGTCACCAGCTTTGATGGTGGTCGATACTGAACCTTGCTCCAACAGGATGGTCGCAGAACCTTCGGAAGTCACGCCAGGAGTCTTCACCAAAGTGGAGGCAGCAGCGTCACGAGAGCCGGTGGTGTGCTGTTTGATCGACTGAGACATGTTGACTTCATCAAAGCCCAACACGCCAGTGCCCATCATGCCGTTACGGAACTGCTTGCTGATGGTGTCTGTTGGATTAAACAGACCCTTCATACCTTCAACCAGGCCAGCGTTGGCGGCAGGGTTAACGGTAGCGTAACGTGGAGACATAACAGCAGCGTTCTCATTCAGCTTCTGCTGGGCTTGCAACAGCACCAAAGAAGTCGAAGGAGTAGTGCCTGGGGTGCCAACGGAGTTACCGATGTACTTGTAGGCATTGGCAACGTCAGCGTCGATGCTGGAGGCCAACTGGCTGATACGAGGCTTCAACACACGTTCTGCGAAGTCATCCAATTGCATGGTCAGTTCAGCAGATGTGAAGTTGACACCAATGTGCTTTTGGTTGGAAACAGACAAAGTGGTGAACTGCTCGTTGTCGTCCTGAACTTGCAGGGCGGCACCGTCAGTAACCAGGGCGCGGTCAGGCAGGCGAATCCGCAGAGTAGAACCAATCTTGGCACCTTCAACAGCAAAGCTGTCGTCGTACTGACGGTTTACGTTACGGGTCAGAACAAGGTTATTCTCCAGAATTTCCAGAGCCTTGCGGGTGATCATGTCGATCGTTAGGATGCTATTAGACATTTCAAAAAGTCCTTAAAAAAGTTAGCGGATACGTTGCGATTCCCACTTCTTCGCCTGTCGTGCCCTATCAGCTTCAATCCACTGGCTGGTTGTCATGGTCTTGATAGACCGTGGGTCAGTAGTGTCATGTGCTGGCGAACCGGAGGTTCGGGCGGTAACAGGTGAAATCGGCGCTGGCGCAGACGTTGTTCGTTTTACGGGAGGATTATCGGACAATTTGCCTTCGATCTTCCCGATTTCCTTTGCCTGCATGAAGGGCGTCATACGCGAGATACGATCAGCTTCTTTGGGGTTAGAGCCGAGGTAGTAAGCTAACTCAGGTCCAACGTCCGAGGACTGGATCGTTTCGGCCATCACATCAGTAATTGGGAGCTTGGGGTTGTATGCGACTTGTTCAAAGTCATCATATTTCGTCCGTGCTTCTTCTTCCTTGTCGTGATAACTCTCAAGAACTTGCGACTGGCGTTTAGCAGACTCACGTTTGGCAATCAGTTCTTCAGCTTTCTGGTAGGCCAATGCGTCTGCATAGGCTTCAGGGCTTTCAAACTGGTCAACAGACTGTGTGGCTGGTGCCCTCAACGTTTGTTGTTCAGACTGGCGTTGCGCTTGATCTCGTTCCCACTTACGTTGCTCTCTTGCGAGGCGTTTGCCAATTGCTGCATCAAGTTCCTCTTGCGAGAATGACTTGGGTGCTGCTTCAGCGATTTCCGGCGATTGAACTTCAGCTTCAGGGGCAGCCGTTGCTTCCTGTTCTGGCACGGGTAGTGACTCCGCTAATACTTCTTCTGACATTTTTGAATCCTACGATTCCCTGGTTTACCGAGCCAGTACGGTTGTTTGATTGTATTACAACAAAAATGAAGCGCCGTACTGAGTTAACGAATAGCCTTCACCATTTCTTTGAATCAACCCCATAGACAGCATTTGGTTAAAGTCAACATCAGCGCCGTCTACAAAATAATCAACAAGTTGTTTCATATTAAACCCCTAAGTTACCTGCTGCAATAAATGTGTTGGCGACAGGTGCAATCAAACTAATTACGGCGTATTGACCCATTGTGCTGAACAGACTGCTATAGGACACCAAGGTAGCCGCACCAGCCGCTACAGTAACTTTACCTGCACCACCTTGAATAATGGTGCAGTTAAACCCAGCGCCAAGACTTGCGGCACAGGTAATGGTCACAGCCGAGGCGCTGGTGCAATAAATGATCTGGGCATTGTCGGTGGCCGATAGCGTGCGTGTGGTGCCCGCCTCAGTAATGATCATGCCCGTCATAAGTTGACTGACGCTGACCTTTTGGGTAGAGCTGCTTTTGACAACTGGCAAGACCTCAACGCCTGTAAGGGGCGGGGTAATTCCGGTTAGCTGGGAAATTTTTAAATCGGCCATGATGAATCCTTATTTAGAAAATGCTTGAACTTCGGCGTTGGTTAGGCGTTGCGGCCAATAACGCAAATTTTGCAAATGACCATTAAAGTAGTTGGTGCCATCACTACCCAAACGCGCCTGTGTAACTGTTGGTAGTGTGCCAGAAGCAGATGTAACCGCCGCCGCGCCATTAATTGCCGTTGCAAAACTAGATGCTTTCCAAGCGCCACCAAGTTTATAGACCGTGTTGGCCGTAATCGTTCCGGCGTCCAATGTGGCTTGTGGGCTGCCGCCATCAACAACAAACAACTGAGGATCGGCGGCAACACCACGCAAGGCAATAGATTCGTTGGCCGTATTGTCATCAAGTTGAATTGCAGGGCGTGTATTACTGATTGTGCTTGGAAGTGCTTGAATGACAGCAGCACCTTCGCTAGCGTTATACCAGTCGCTAAAGTTTGCCCCTGTCATCGTGGCTACATCAGCGTTGCGTGTGACTGCTGCTGCGACTGTAGGGATGTAGCTGGTAACGAATGCGCCTGCTTCTGTTTGAACACCCCACCAATTAGTTTGCCCCGCAGAACCGTACTCAGCGCCGCCATAGCAATACACTGACATTGTGATGTGCGTAAGCGATGGCGTAAGACCCCCGCTAATCCTAAACCAGCCGTTACCGTATGATGTCACTGTAGGTGATGTAACGCTGCCTGTGCCGGTAATAGTGTTTGTATTAAAGTTGTAGTATAAATTTCCAGTTACACTTGGATTTATACCGCCTGACGTAGCAAATTCAAATTTTACTGTTGTTGAATTGCCTTTTTTTACAAACGCAGAGCAAATATATGTTGTTAAACCCGTAACAGCTACGTCTTGTCGCATACGCCAATTATTAGCGGCTGCGCTAATTAAATCGGCGTTTTGTGTTCCGTCAGGTGATATTGCAACATTAGACGAAACAGTTGCCCCGTCAGCCACCCATGTTGTTGCGAAATCAGAACTTCGTAAAATTAAATTTGTTCGCGCTTCTTCAATCAACAATCCTTTGCAACCAAGTGTTGTTGGGTTGAAATCAAACCTAGGCGTGTTTGCAGCCATTGTTTCAACCAGACCACTGGCGTTTACACGAGTTGCTGTTGCGCCAGTTCGCGTAAACGTGATGCGAGAATCTAGACTGGCTGTAGTGAAATCGAGTGCCAGTTTTGGAAGCACTCGCTCTGTGGCAGTCAAGCTAAAAGAAGGTGTAATCATTACGCGCTCCGTCCAATCTCTACCCACTGTGTGCCATTGTTCAGCAACGTAAGTGTAGAGTTTGCGGAAGATGTGTAGTTTGCGTTTCCAGAAAGGCGCATTGCATTATACGCACCAGTGCTACTACTAATAATTAGTATATTAGAAAATACTAATGTTACAACACGCCCAGCAGACCCGCCATTTAAACTTCCCATTGTAGTAGTTCCAGTAACTATAAACTGACTGCCGTTAACTGGAAGATTTAACGGGTCAATTGATGCAATACTTGGAACAATATACGTTCCAGAAGTTATTGGATTTCCGTCTGCAAAATCAGATAAAATTTTTGATATTTGAACTTTACTTGTATCACTAGCAACAGAGAAATTATATGGGGCAACAGCAATACCTTCAAACCTATTTCCGCCCCCGTCAATAACTTTAGATTGGGTATTGTTAATAGTTATTCCATAACTCATATCTCTAAAGTTAGACGAGGACACTGAAACGTCGCCACCGGATAGCAATAAGCCGTGGTTGCCACAAGCCCACGCATTAAAACCAATGACCGTATTCGTCACACCATCAATGGTCGCAATTGAAATGCCAGCAGAATCTTGTGCTGCTGCTTGGCAACCTATGAGCCTATTCTCTTGGCCCCCAATTGAAAATCCAATCGACCCTATGTGTGTTGGAACACCAGCAGATGTTGTGTTGTCTGCGCTGCAAGAAAGCAATGTGCAACTATTAACAGCCGTAAGAGTAAAACCCCGAAAATATCCATACGAGAAGCAATCTGTAAGTTTTGCCCAATCAACCGTATCGTGCAAGTAATAAGCAGTGCCTGTGCGAATAATAGACGCGCCCGGTGTTCCCGCAGAAGATGCTGCAATTGTGGCAAAAGGCCACCCGTGGCAGGTATTAATATACGGAATATCTAAACAGTTTGTAATTTCAATACCGTTTACGCAGTCAAACCAAATGTTGTTAATGCGCTGTCGTTGATCGCCGGTAGAATAAATTGCTTTGTTAAAACCAAGAATTTGACAATGCGAAACAACGGCGTCATCCCCATTAATGGTAATTGCTGTCCCAGCAAAAGCTGTTGCGTTAACTGTGGGAAACGTCATTCCTTTGCGATAAATCAGCACTCCGTTAATGGACGCATTGCTAGAGATCGTAATTGTTGCTGTTGAATTAACGATCAATGCGCCGCCCATACTACCGTAAGGTGCTGAAGTATTGTTACCCGGAGAGCCAACATATTGGTGCGGGCCAACCAACGAGCAATTAACCGGAATTGTCAGATTGGCATCAATCAGGCATCGCATAGAATTAGGCATAGTAACCGCGCCGCCAGCAGTTCCTAGCGCAGAAAATGCCGCCTGAATAGCGGCAGTGTCATTAGCAACACCATCACCAACAGCACCAAAGTCTTTAACGCTCACAGTCTCTTGCAATTTAGCTTGGACAGTTGTTACCACTGCACCTGGCGCGTACAAGTAGCCACCGCCTGGGTAGCCCCCTGCCGTAACGCCATCGTGAGATATGAGGCCACCATCGTCGGTGTTGTAGGTTAACTCACCAACAGCCCCTGTAAAGGTGCTGTTTTGTGCAGTGGTTCCCCTGCGAAGTTGTAGTTGTCCACTCATACCAGTACCCCTAAGTCGTATGCAAAAGTTATGTTTGGATCGCTTACCAATCCAAAATCTATGGGAAACGTAAATAACTCTGGCGTAATAGTGGCGCCTTCAGACATGCCAGTATCAGGATAGATGACAACCCGCCCTAACACTTGAGTCATAATACTTAGCATCATGCTGCAATCAAACCCAAATTAACTAGCGCGGCATGAATGCCTGCGGCAGTTACAGCAACGCCTGTTTGTTTAACAATCGGCGCAGTGCCATAAAAACCAACTCTGTTAAAACCAGAGTTGCCAAAAATAGTTGAGTTCACATCGGCTGCTGCGTCACGAATACCGGCAGTCACGTTGCCCGTAACATCTACGCCAATGATTCGGTACTCTATAGCGCCAGCCACAATATCCACGCCGTAACTTTGTAGGTTGGCCGCATAACCAGACCAAACGCCGGAAGTGCCACCCATAACAGACACGCCGACAGCCGTAGCATTGATAAGAATGCCTGGTGAATTCGCTGACCCAGATTTGCTGTTATTTGTAACTTGCGCCCGCACATCAACATAACGGCCAGCAATGCTTATACCAGCATCCTCACAGTCGTCAATCTTACCGCCAGAAATGCTTACGTGAGAAACCGTGGAGTCAATATAAAAACCATCAGCACCTGCTGCGTGAATGTAGGTGTCCGTAAACAAAGCAGTGCGAAGGGCTCCTCCAAGACTAATGCCTGCAAGCAATGGAAAATCTACTTGAAAGTCCAACGCCGAAATAAATTGCGGCACAGGCCCACCGCTTCCATTTTCAACAAGAAGACCTTGGCCCATTGTGGTACATGCTACATGCCGCATATCAAGTGTGTTGACGTTTCCGTCCATAACAACGCCAACGGTTCCTACCGTGTTAACGGCGCAAGAAAGTTGCACGTTTTCAATGTCAAACACATCGCTGCGGTTAGCCGCATTACCATACCAATAAATACCGGCTTCACCTCGAAGGCCATTAACCCATGTATCGCTTAAATAAGTGGCATTTGCCTTTATTACATAGATAAAGTTCCACGGATTCAAACCGATCAGCCTGCGAAAACAAGTCCTGTCAACCGTGTTAACCGCGATACAGTAGCCGCCAGTCATTCCACCGGCATCAAAGCACAGGTCTTGCATCCCCCCGCCTTGATTACCACCCGTGAAGGTAAACACGTTAAAATTGCCAACCGGCTCAATAATCGTAGCACCTGGGCCATCGCCAG